TGCTTGTTAATATTATCAACAATTTCCTTACAGGATTGAAAGAAATCTTCGCTGATTCCAGCCTTATTTGTAAGATCAATATATAGTGCTTCTTTTGTTGGGAATGAGTTATAGTTTTTTACATATTCATCAATTAGATTGAATATAATCTTTTCATTCTTACCTGAGAAATATTCTTCTTTTAGGAACGGTATAACCTTTCTCCCATAAGCACCATTAAAGATTAGGTTATCAAAAATAATTCTCTCTATACTCATAATATCTATGTATCTTCCTCTATAATGCTAGAAAACGCCATCTTATATTTCTTCTCAATATATTTTGGAAAATCTGTATCTTTGAACATTTTCATCCAAAATTCTTTATTATTCACAATTTCTTTTGCTCTCATATTTGGTTGCTGAATTTCACCAGTTTCTCTATCAACAAGAGCATACCAACCATTCTTTGGTTTTACAATATAACCACCTTCAAGGGCAACGTCAAGCAACCCAGACCATTTATTAATACCCCCATCCCAAGAAATTGTAATAGGAATCTTACTCTTTTCTTTTACATAACGAGATTTTTCAATATTAATAATGAAATGATATCCTGCAATATCAGAACCATCTTTGTCTTGCTGTCTTCCAAGAATCCATACATTATCGGAAGAATACATGCTACCTGTACCACCACCTACAATATCTTTTGGAAACATTCCAATTTCTTTATACGTATGATTTACAACTGCCATTGGTATATCTTTCAATGATAGATGTGGTGTTATCATACGGAACAAGGATTTCAATTGTTTTGCTCTTGTCATATCTGCAACAGATTTACCATCAAGAGCATCTTCAATTTCTTTCTTTGACGCTAGATTTCCAATTGAATCCACAAGAATAATAACTTTATCGCTTCTCTTAATTTCTTTCAACTGCTTCATAATATCGAATTTCAGTTCTTCTACATCTGTGATTGGTGTATGGATAACCGAATCTAAATCAATACCAAAAGTTTCAAAGTATGATTGAGGAGTTCCAAACTCAGAATCATAAAATAGAACAACCCCGTCTTTATACTTCTTTAAAAATGAAGCTGCTAACAGCAAAGAAAACCCAGTCTTAAAATGTTTACTAGGTCCAGCAAGCATTGTTAATCCTGGAGTCAAACCACCATCGATTGAACCACCAAGTGCTACATTAATCATGGGCACAGATGTTTGAACCATATCCTTCTTACCATAGATTTGACTCTCTGTAAGAGTAGCAGTATAATCTATCGTTGAGTTTTGTATTAGTCTATCTTTTAAATTCATATTTTTCTCCAGTCAATGTGAATCTATAAAATCATTTATTTGTTTCAGAAACAGTTCTACTTTTTCTTTTCTTTCAGGCCAATAAATGTATTCCTTCTCTGGGTCTTTCATCAGATTTGTAAGAAACGGGGTAATCATTTCTCTTACTTTATCAAGCTTATAAGATTCTTTTTCAACTATTTTTTTAAGCTTCATTTCTTCTTGTTTGATTTCAGTTTCAGTCATTAAACTAAAACCAAAATCATAAATATTATCATCAGACATTAAAAAAATCCTCTAGTGTTAATTTATTTTCGTAATCCCACCCGATTATTGTTGTGATAGATTTCAATGGATCAATAAAAGATTTGTTAAATTGTTTATCATAATCAATATATTGATCTAATCCCAGTTCATCAGGCAAGCTATCTAGGTTAGCAATAACACTGTCTTGTATTTTATTTGGAAGTTTTAAATAACAATATTTAACTTTATCGCCACTCATTATTGGCTGTGTGTTTTCCAATCCATGCTTTTTCAATAAGTCATTATATAGCAAAGATGCTTTAATGTGAATAGGCGTCCCTTTCAAATATATATTACTTTTATCATAATATTTACCAACCTTATTCGCCCCTCGTGGAAAAGCAATATCATCAAACGGAAGTCTTATATAGTCTTCTTTGATTTGTGAAATATATTTCTGTAAAGATATTTCATTTTCATTCATAATAATTTCAAGGGCTCTTTTTATATACTCTCTACAAATCTTTGGTGTGGATGAACGAACTGCTTCAATACCATGCATCTTCAACTTAGGTTCATCATACTGAACGCCTTCAACATTCCAAGCATTGAGAATATACATCTTCTTTGCTTTCCAAATACCTTTATTAGCAATAGTTTCACGTTTCATAAACATCTTCTGTTGATATGCATTCATATAATCAGCAAGTTCTTGATAACATTTATCAAGATATGGTTGAATCTTTTGTTCACAAAATTGATCTATTGCTGACACAATCTTGACTTCATCATTCACATTAATTCTTTTCACAACCTCTTTCATTTCAATATATATTGAATCAGTATCAGCTGCTATCACGTAATCTATGTTATCAGTTTTTAACATATTATTCATAAACTCATTCATTCGTTTTTCAATCCAACGAATAGAAAGCTGACCTGATTTTGTGATAGATTCTGCTAAGTCAAAGTTAAACCAACGAAAATATTTATTTCCTAATGCACCATAAGCAGAGTTTAGCTGAATCTTCTTTGCCATCTGCATATTATGAAACTTGGCAATCTGCATACCAGTAGCCGCATCTTTTGTTTCTTCATATTCTTTCTTCAGTTCAATCATTTTCTTCTTATATTCAGAACGATCGTTATACATTTTCTCCATCAGTGCTGGAAGAAATCCTTGATTATCTTTTCTGTAGACACAACCATTTCCTGAATAGACATAGTCTGATTCATAACCAATCGGTTTCTTTGATATAAGTTCATCTGTACTATGCCACATAGGAATTTTCTTCACAAACTTTTCAGGAGAAATATTATATTGCATAATAAGATGAGGATAAAGACTGTTCAAATCAAAAGATACTACCCATTCACTCATACCAACCTTTGGTTCTTTTACATGACCACCAACCAAGGTTTCTTCGTTTTCTTTTATGGTCAGTTTAGGAACAACTCTTTTTCTATCAAGTAGATAATTATGAATAATTACATCCCAAGGTCGAACCGTTGTGAGTGTATCGACAAAGTTTACTTTTGCATCATAAGCAAGTGCCATCACCTGCTCAATAAATTTTAGTTTTTCTTCAAGTTTATCAACAAGAACAACATCGTGAATGTTGTACTCAATAAACTTTTGAAAATCATTCTTATACAATTCCAAAAGAGAACCATATTCAGAATAATCAATCTTCTTCTCACCAAGTTCTACTAACGCAATATAATCAAGTTTATAACTTTCTTGATTGCTAAAACTAAACTTACGATATAATTGATAATAGTCAAGTGTTGATATTCCCACCAGAGTAAAGTTTTGATTTTCTTTACCCATATAGTGAACTGTGCCTTCGTTAATCATTCTCCACGGTGATAGATTTCTTACTACATCCTCACCACAAATATTACGAATACGATTAACAAGATATGGGATATCAAAGAATTCTATGTTCCAACCAGTTACAATATCTGGTTTTACAAAAGGTCGATTCCATATATCAACAAATTTACACAGAAGCTCTTTTTCATCTTTACATCTAAAATATTTTGTATTTGGATCATCGGTTACAAATTCGCCACAACCGAACACCATATTCAGTTTGTTCTTTCTGATTGTGATAGCAGTAATTTCTTTGTCTGCTAGTTGTATATTCGGAAACCCTTGATCCGCAATACATTCAATGTCAAGAGAAACAACAGACATTGTAGATGGATTATATTCAACATCCCCAGAATAGTTATCATAGATATAAAGATATTGGAAATTTTCTAACCCATAATAGTTAAAGTTTTGAATATCTTTATATTTTTTAACAAATTCTTTCGCATCAGAGATACTATTAAAATCTACCTTTGATGTTGGCTTTTTATCTACAGTTTTATAATCACCATTCTTGTCATCCACAAACAAATATGGTTTATAGTATTCATATTTTTGAAATGCTTTCCCGTTCTCATACCCACGCACGTAAACTTTGTTTCCTCGTAAGAAAACATTCGTATAGAATTTAGACATTTAGATCTTTCTAATGGTATTGGTTTCTAAGTTTTTCGTCAGAAGTCACAAATAGGGTTTTCATATCAGATGTAGTAACAAATACTGGCGAAAGTCCTACCATTCTAAAATAATAAGCATCATCTAATAGATTAATATAAGTATCTCTTTTTTCATTAGAAAGATCTTCTGAATATTGTATGATGAGTTCTTCAGATATTATTTCCAGGTTAATTTTGCTTATTTTATCATCATACATTATTATATCTCCTATGTCAAGTTTAGTCTTGTAGAAATTCTTTAGAATCACCAGGATTATTTGTAGATTCCACTTTAGAACATTTTTTGCACATTTTTTGAGTTGGTGCAAATATTTTCTTACAAACAGGACATTTCCATCCTTCTTGAATATCATTCATTATAATACCTTTCTTTTGATAAAAAAATAACCTTATTACGAAATAATAAGGTTCATAGCATACTAACTATTTATAGTGAATACGCAAATATAAATATCCATTCTGGTTAAATGTTTATATTTACGTCTTGTTAGCCATCCCACAACTCGAATTATTTGCCACAATTATTACTTTAGAATGATATATTGAGGCCATCGCATAGCTAATCTTGTATGGAATATCATATTCCTTTGATTTATGTGTTTTTACAAATTTGATATATCTATTTATAATGATCTCCTACTAAAAATCCAACCAAAGAATATTAAAATAGCAAACACTGGCCAACATATTCCTATAAGAATAATCCCAACACATGGCCATATTTCGATTGTAACAGTATTGTTTATGTCTTTTACATACAACCCATTGTAAATTATAAATAAATATAACAACAATGTCGTTACACTTAATGCTATTACTGTATATGTGACTAAAAATGTTACCATTAAATATATCCTATTAGAATTGATATTTTTATATATGGTATATATAATATTCGATTCTATTCATATCTAGTATTTTAACGACGTCTTTGATAGGACTCAATCTAATCAATTAAATATCCTAAATGGTGCTCCCGCCTGGACTCGAACCAGGAATGCAAGTTTAGAAGACAAGTGTGATATCCATTTCACCACGGGAGCTATATTATTATATAAAATCTATCCAATTGAGATACTAGTCATTTGGTAGAAGAGGCCGGAATCGAACCGACTCGCCTTTCGGGCACAGTTATGAGCTGTGGGGCTCCCCATTTGCCATCTCTTCCATGTTCTATTCTTAGAATTTCCCACCATACTTGGTTTTTATAAGTCGTTGAATCTTTCGATGTTTCCATAGAGTGTACTTGTTATCAAGTCGTTCTTGGACATAGAATACTGGCTGGAACATATAATACATAACTATAAGAATATACTTTTCTATAAATGTAGGTAGTTCGCTCATTGTATTTCTTTCTGTAATCCAACCATTGTAGATCTAATTTCTTCTATTACATAATTTTCCATCACTTCATTCGTAATTTCTTTGGCAATATTTTTCACATCCTCTTCATTGCAATGAAGAGTAATAAGTTTACCAATACGAACAGATTCTACTCCACCATATGCATCATTCAAAACTTTAGCAACAGCATTTCCTGCTTTATCTAGAATGCCGTCTTTAAGGGTTACATATATTTCATATTTCATGAATGAGTACACATATAGCGAAAGTTGCTTTTACATTTTCTATAGTGTCTTAGATACCACCGATCACCAAAATTCATATATTCTTGTCTCCAATAAGAACAATGACGTCTTGCTCGACGACGACATCTTTCTCGCCGTTGCGAATTATTCCAATGTCTTTTTCCTTTATTGATTCTAATATCAAATCCATTAGGACCAATGTTAAAGGAGAACCCTTTATCATTCGCATTAACTGGGATTATCATACCAATAGATAGAGCAATTGTCAAACACAAAGTTTTCATTTTTTTATCCTTTTTCTTTTTTAGTTAAACATATTTGTTAAAAATAACATACCTTCAAGAGATATTAAAAAAAGAGACATCACAACAAAGAATGATAAAATATTTTTAATTAAGGTCATTTTGGAATATCGTTTTCATCTATTTGTGGTTCTACGTCCGATGGCAAACTATCATATACATTCGATTTCTTTTTATAATAATCTTTTGTATGTTGTTCAAATGTATCCCACAAATCATTATATTTAAAATGATAAAATCCAATAATATGTGAAATATCAGTATCAATTTTCCTACCCTTTTCTTCTATTTTTGATACAAAAGTTTCCAAATCATCTAGGATGTTAGCAAACTGTAGAATTTTTTGTTCCAAATCAATAATTGTATTAGACATCATATGTCCCCATATACTTATCGAATTTTTCCCATGTTTCTTCTGTCCATCTATCGATATCATCTATAATAAACTGTTTCAGTAGAATTAACAACTCATTTTTTTCACTCATACCATCTATTTTTCCATTTTGATAAGATTGATATATTTGTCTTTGTGCTTCAAATTCATCCATCTGTTTTCTCTTTAATGTTACCACCACGTCTGCAAATTGAATTGGTTTGAAATTTCAATAAAATATTATCAATGTTCATCATTTACACTCTTTACAAACTTATAACCACAATAGAATACTGCTAAAAAATAAAACAACATTAATGGAGAATAGTGAAATCCATCAATCAACCAAGAGATGAATAAAAACATATTACCAATAATAATGATTGGAATGATGTTTTTAATAAAGTATGCTTCAAACTTATCCATCAGACTTTACTTTTCCTCGCATACGATCGAATAATTCAGTATACCCACCAATGAATTCTTCATTGATGAATACTACAGGAAAAGTTTTTTGTGTGGGATATTTTTCTTTGATTTCTTCACGAGTGAAATCGACATCTAAGTGTTTTTCTGTATAATTAATATTATTCATTTTTAGCAATGATTTTGCATTATCACAGAATGCACAATTAGTTTTAGTAAAAAGAACTACATTTTTCATAACCAACTATATCCTCCATTATCAAGTGTGTAATATACTTTTTCTATATCAAAATTTGATATAGCTCTCATACAACCATCACATGGTTTAGCTATACCAAAGGTAAATTTATTATTAATAATCTTAACTCTACAAATATATAATATAGATTTAGCAAGTTTATCTAATTCTATTTTATTTATAGCATTTTTAATAGCATCGGTTTCTGCATGAAGAAAAATTGATTTATTATTTTTACAATATTTCTGCTGAAACGGATGGGTTTTCTTTTGATTAAAACCAACTGATATAATATTTTTTCTATAAACAATACAAGCAGCAATTCTTGCTTGTGCTACAGGTTCTACATTAATTGCTATTTGTGAAAGAAGATTTATATACTTAGAGTGTCTAGATTTTTTCGATTGTGTTGGAGATATATTCATTTTTTATTATCTGTCATTTCTTTCATAATATAAAATTGTAAACGTATCCTGTCTTCCCAAGTACAAATCGTTAATCTATTTTATAAATTTTAATACAATGATATCCGATATTACTAATATCGTCGTATTCCTTGTTCTACAATTTTCTCAAGTTTAGGTTCAAAATAATCTGGACCTTTTAAAATCTTACCATCTTCACGGTAGATTGGATTACCATCCTTACCCAATTTAGACATATTGCTATTATGAACTTCATTAAAACAAGCGTCTAAATCAATACCAAACGCAGAACCTGCACCATATGTAACATAAAGAATATCAGTAAGAGCATCAGCAACTCCTACCATATCCTTATTTTCCATTGCTTCTTTTAGTTCTTCTAGCTCTTCGTCAATAAGAGCAATTCTTAGTTTCTGAATTTTTTCATCTGGAAATTCTGGATGATATTTGACTTCTTGGCCAAAGTTACGCATAAAATCCATAACACAATTAAAATTAGTTCTCATTTAAAATCACCCTTGCCATTTTCAATAATGTATCATAAGAACCATTACTTTGAGTAATAGTTTCAGTTCTATCTGCTAGACTATGATATTGATGAATAGAAATTACGGTGTCAGTATGATTTTCAAATAGAACATAAAGTTCATCACCTCTACCGGAACTATTAACCACAACCTTATTATGATTCATTTTAATCTCCTGTTAGGTTTAAATTATACCAAAACAAGTTCTATTTGTCAATCATTAAATTAGCTTTTCTTGCTCTAACCATTATCCATTTATTATATGAGTTTTTATCAAGCAAAACATCACGAGAAAATTGTTCCTTTGCCTCATAATAACTCATTTCAGTTTTATTTCTACACATTCGGATTATTGTTTTTCTTATTTTATTACCAGATTCAATATGTTCATTCAGTAAATCGTTTGAACCAGTATAGTCTTTCCAATCTGATTCAACAAGCATTCTTTTTTTCTTTTTATTCTTCTGATAGACTTTTGTTTTCGTTAATGATTTCTTACCAATATAATACATATTGCTATCCAAATTTTCAATTAGATACACAAATCCAACAAAATCTTTTACATCATCTTCAATAATATCTTTATTATTATATAACCACATAATACCATCCTTACATCACATCAATGGTATTATTTATCATTCATATTCTTCTGCCTGAATAGAGTATTCTTCATACGCATCAGAAAATTCTTCATTGTTATCTAAAAGATACTCTAAAATATCATTATCAATTTCTGATATGTGGGGGACAAACTGTCGATAAACTTCATATCGTTCATTTGAATCTGATATAGTATCTTCTATTATTAAAAATAATTCTCTTAGTAGATCTTTCATATTTCCTCCCCTGTTTTCCAAAAATAGTCTTCTGTGTCACCCAATCTTCCCCATTTATTTTCATTTTCAACAGAATAATAAACACTTGATACTTTAAAATCAGGATCTAACAATTTTTCTGGTGATAAGCTTATATCTATTACTCTCATTCTATTATTTGGATATAAACAAAATTGTCCATTTTCTAACTCAAGCAAATTAAAACTTTTATGTTCAGAAGGTTTTTCTGTTGTAGACCAATCTATTTCATCTCCATTTGAATGATAATTATCCAAAGTTGCTATATATGTAGCACTCATAATTCCAAAGTTTTTAGTTTTTACTTCAAAATCCATAGAACCAATAAATTGTTTATGCATTGAAACAACACCCCAGTCCATACAATTCCAAAATTGTAAATTTTTCAAATCTAAATCTGGATCTGGTAATGTTGGAGTGCCATTATCATTTTCTCTAACAATAAAAGCACTTATTGGAAGTTTATCATAAAGTGCACCATATTCTGGTAAATACGTTTCAAAATAAAATGCTCTGCCCGGAATAGATTTAGCAGAAACCCAAACACCCTTAACAAATTCACCGTGACCATCTATATGGTCTCTTAAATATTCTTTTCTAACCCAAACATCTGTTGCAGGTAAGTTAATAATCAATGTAGACATACAATCTCCTAAAAAAATAAGGGCAGTGAAATCTGCCCCTATTTAGTTTCTAAATTTCACAATTATCCGCAGAGCACGCTAAAGTTTGAACCCCCTCAACATTATCTTGATATTCTTCCAACGAAGCCCAATCAAAACTTTCTGGCATATTCTCTAGTAATTCATTATACGTTTCTTCTGATACTGTTTCATATGGTGCTTGACGGTATGTTCCACCATCATGTGGTAGGAATGATACCCCAGACATTTCATCAAAATGTTCCCAAACCCAAGCACCAACAGTTGGCCATTCATCTTCTTTTACAGAAATAGTAACAGAAGGTTTATGTTCACACCAATGTCTTTGATACATCAACCAAAGTTCTAGATGGTCAATTGCAGAAATATCATTCCTTGACATTGCATTCTCTGGTGCTTTCTTTGGAAAGGTAAAGACTGTTGTTGCATAGGGTTTAGTTACATCTGGTTCATTCGGAACACCTGCATCAATAAGAAACTGTGTTAATGGATCTTTATTATCATTACGAACACGACGATAATAATATGGATCGTGTCTTGCGTGAATACCAGAAGCAGAATCAGTTAACTGAGAAACTGTGCCGCTCGGTTTCACACAAGTCACAGAAGCAGATTGTGGAATACCAAGCATTTCAGCATACTCTTTATTTGTATCAACTGCAACTTGCCTCAGCATCTCTAATCGTGATGATAATGATGGGTCTTTATAATCATTCAATAAAGGACAATCATAGATGCCAGTAATTGATACACCAAGTAAACGTTCTTCTTCAGTATTCTTTTTCCAAATCTTTCTTAGATATGGAAAATAAGTAAATGTAGATTGAATTGTCCCTATAATAGCAGCAAGTTTTACCTTTTCAATCAGATCCGTTTCTGTATCATCTGCTCGTGCAATAACTTCTGTAAGATTACAAAATTGATATGGTCGTAGAATAATTTCAGAACAAGGATTAGTACCAAATTCATGTTCTGGATCACGTCTTCCATTTTTTTTGCACACTCTCCGAGAAGCATCACGAGAAAAGATACCACGCTCTCCAGATTTAGATTCATATAATGATAGCCATTCTTGCATAAATTGATGAACTTCTGGTTTTTCAGAATATACTGCTGAATTGTTTGACAGTGCACGTTGAACATTTTGCTCCCACCAAGCACCGGATTTTGCTTTCCTCATTCGATCATCTGATAAATTTGAAAGTGAAATCATTGCAGATCGACGAACACCACCAACGACCACAACTTCGCCAATCTTACACATAATATCATGACATTCTAGTGATGTTAATTTACGACCTTGTGCGCTTTTGAAAACACTTACAACAAAATGAAATAATTCATCAAGCGGTTCTGGACCAGACGAACGACCTCCAAATGTTTTTAAAACGACCCCTGCGGATCGAAGTTTAGATAGATCCCATTTAGGTAATTCTCCAGAATAAAGTAGAGCAATTAGCATACGAAGTGCTTTACCCCAACCTTCTTTTGAATCACGCACATTAATTGTCGTATCGGTATCATAGATATGATCTGGAATTTCCGGTAATTTATTTACATATTGGCGTTCAACAGAAAAGCCTACACCGGTCCCATTCATGAGGATTACCATTGCTTCATCAAAAGATTTTGGATCATCGACAGGCAAATAAGAACAATTATATCCAGCAGTATTATCTCTATCTAGAGCAAGACCTGCAGTCATCATTGCCCGCATCGATGGCATTACTTTCATATCAATAATAGCATTTTTGATATTATTTTGAATTTGTGCTGTTATAACATTATTACTAATTTTACTAGCAACAAAATTCACAAACCGATCTGCGGTTTCATCCCAATGTTCTCTGCGTTTTAGTTCTGGGATATATCTTGCATATCGTGATTTATGAATATATTGTTGATAAAGATCCATTAATTGCTCCTAATTTTAAGTATTTCTATTGCTGTCTGCAAATCATTAATATGTACGTCTAGTTCTTGAGTTAATTTTAAATTTTTCTGTAACCGAATATCTATCTCTACTTTTTCTTTTTCTATTAAAGCCAATCTTTCTTTTTTATGTTCTAAATCTCTGCGTAATGTTGATATTGAAATTTTAATATTATTTATTTTGGTCTCATTTTTCAAATTCAATATCTCCTAAAAATGGATACAGATCAATAAGAAGATCCCAGCATTCACTAGCAACTTCACGATGTTCTTTTTGTGTCCCATTACCCATTCTTAGCTGACAATAATGAATCCAATCTCTAACTGTTCCATTCATATACATACGAGACATTGTAAGTCCTTCTGGTAAAACAGATCGTGCTTGTTCTTTAGCGATACCATTTTGAATTGCCCACTTATAAGCAAGTTTCGTTTCATGTATAAGTTGTTCCTGTTTCATTATCCAAGAGTTGGCCATTTCATTTTCTCCACAAACTTCAATAGAATTTTGTCTATTTTTAGTATCCTGAAGACGGAATTCTCTGCTTTTGAACCCAAGTGCATTCGGGTCAGCATAACGTTGTGAAAATTCTTGAAAATGAAATGATCTATGACGAAGAATTTGCCTAGCAATATCACGTGTGGTATTTATCTCTAAGATTACATTACACATTTCAAAAACAGACCAATGTTTATTTTTAACACAATAATTCAAAAGTTTTTCAGATGTTTCTGTGTTATTTTGATTTGAAGGATTTGAAACACGAGCACAATATGCCATAATATATTGTGGATCATCTTTCCACAAATCAGGAATTTCTACTTGGGTATAAGCAACTAGGTTCACATTATTCATTATATCTTTTTACACCTCATATATTCTGGGTCCATTTTCGCACTGAGTAATCTGATTTCTTTTTTATCTTTCACATAATTAATAACTTTTGTACATGCTTTATAAGATTTATAATTTTTAATGGTCAAATATCCGTTAATATTTGTACCACCAATTACTACTATTAAAACAAATGTTTTCATAACTTGCTCCATTTGACTAGCGCTAATTTTGCATTTAATCCATTAAAAGTATTAGAATTGATTATATTTTTTATTTTTTCTGATGACATTCCAAACATTATCATTTCATTCACATCTTTATGTTGAATATAATCAGGCCATATACAAACATTATATCCTAATTCGATCGCCTTGTCAATTTTTTTAAGCGTCTCTTTTGATCTAGGCTCATTATCATACACTATTATTAGTTTATCTTTACTATATCCATCTAAAGCTGATACGATATCACCCCCAGCAGTTGCTATTGAATTCTCAATAAACATACTATCAATAGGCCCCTCAAATACAAAAACTTTATGATTGAATTTTACAGTATCTAAACCATAAATCTTTGGAATGTCTGCATCAAGAATGATAGTTATATACTTGACTGTAGAATTTTTCATGCTTCTTCCTTGAAGAGCATGAACTTTCTTATTTGAATCTATAAAGGGTATTAATAATCTAGTTTCATCATTCTTTATACAAGGAAACTTGTGTGGAATGATTTCATTTATAAATGCTTTAAATTCAGGACATACAAAAAGTTTAAAATGTAGATTAGGTGGAATCTTCCTCGAATCAATATACTTTTTAATTGGATGATTTGATGATAATGAACTTACTTTTTTAAGCTTTTTTATTGGACTAAAATCTAAAAACTTTGGTGTTTTCATTTTTTGAGTAAAAGTGGATACGCTTTCATTTTTCTGATATCTGTTGTTTTGGAATTTTTCAAACAAATATTCTTTATATATAGTCTCATCAATTTCTTTTAAAAAGTTACCAAATAACATCGAAACTGTACAGTTATGACAGTGAAATATATAATGTTCACCCTTTACATAAACATATCCTCTAGCCTTTCTTTTATTTCTTTCAGAATCACCACAAATAGGACAAGAAAAATTATAGACTGTTTTATCAGTCTTTTTAAAATTTCTCAATTGTGGGGATAATAGTTCTACATATTTAGATTCAATAAACATATCAACCTATAAAAGTTTTAATTACTTCATTCACATATTGATTTCTTTGCTTTACAAAGATTTGTGGCGATTCGTGGTCTACTGCCATTAATATTACAATCTGTGGTATTTTTATTTTATAATGATATTCAAACATCATAGAATAAATTGTTGATTGTAAAAAATAGTTTTGTACCCATTTTTCTTTTTTAATCTTACGAGAAGTTTTATAATCTATAATGGATGGAATACCATCATACTCAGCAACTAAATCGGTTCTACCTGCTACACCTAAAACCTTAGAATATAAAGCCAATTCTGTACCATATACATTATCAACATACTTATCAAGCATAGGTTTTATTTGATTAAAAGAATCTATATTTACAGGCATTTCCTTTTTCTTATAATCTTCATCGTTCAACACATATCGTTCAGCAATATTATGAAACGCGGTTCCACGAATAGATGCCTGTGTTGATATTTTCTGTGCTTGTTCTTCACCAACTCTTTTCTTCCACTCAAACAAAGCAGTCTTGTCAGATTTCTCCGACAAGACTGTTGTTACTGACTTTAATTTAATCCCATCGGGTAAAATATAGTGTCTTTTGTTGTCTATATTTTCAGTTGTCAATTCAATTGGTGTAACAAACTTATGATTAAATAGCTTGTGTTGCAATTTTAAGCCTATCCTTTTGTATAATATACTCTTTCACTAAAGAACTGCGGCAAATATCATTCTCATCAAAATCAACAAATTCAAAAGATTTCATTTTTTGAATAATACGCAGAAAATCTAATAATCCACCCCTATCAGATTTCTTTATAAAATCTGATTGTCTAAAATCACCACAGAATATAATTCTACAATTTTTACCTATTCTAGTAATTACAGAATCTAATTCATGTAAAGTACAGTTTGCAATTTCATCAACTATAATAATAGTATTATTAAATGTAACACCTCTGATAAATGAGGTTGTCATAAATTCAACTTTATTTTTATTTTTTAAATTGTCATATGCATCAGATCGGCCAAACAGTTCTGTGAAAATAGCATAATATGGAGATTCGTATGCTTTTGCTTTTTCTTTAACATTGCCCGGAAGGAATCCCATATCTCTTGTTGGCACAACACTTCTTATAATAACTATTTTATCATGATCAGAATTGCCATTTAATAACTCATCAAGCCCAAGATATAAAGATATAAAACTTTTACCAGTTCCAGCTATACCATGTAGCATAAGATTTTTACCGCCATCATAAGCATCAAATGCTATCTGTTGATTTTCTGTTAATGGGGATATTTCCCTTATGTTTAGTGTTGGTTTCTTGGGTTCTTTTTTTAGTAATCTTTTTTCTCTTCTTGATGACATATATTGCTTTCTTCTAGAAAGTGTTAACGGTTGAACGCGAAATTCCTCTAGAGTGTTTTTTCTTTATATTTCTCAATATATCCCTAAATCCATCATCTGGTTTTTTTCCTGACACTCCAGACACTATATTAGGAGAACTGACTAATTGAATTATGTGAGGACTTTCTTTTAGATGCAAATCCAACTCAGCCATAGACATAAATTCACTATATTCTTCATTTGTTAAATTATTTTTAAAATTATATGTTGGCATCAGCAGCTATCCTCATAATTTACAATTTCTGTAATATTTTTAGTTTTCAGGGCAGTTTTCAATTTTCTTTGATTTCTTCTTTTTTTCTTCTCCTCTTTCAAAAATGAATCCTCACTATATTCATCATCACCATAATCGAAATCTCTGAACTTGTTTTTAATTTTACCCATCTTGAATCATCCCAGGAAAAGCTTCCTTAACATGTTGAATTGTAATTCCATTAAACGGTAACTTTTTATCCTTTATAGCACATAATAATATTGCGTCTTTTGGATTTACTTGTTCTAATAGTTCTAAAAACATAGACTCTCTTTTTATTAAAGGCAGATCATGGAACCCTTCAACAAAATAAAGTATTTTTCGTGCTTCATTTATAAGAATACCTTCTAAATCTACCAAATCATTTGGTGTATATGGGGGATCGCCTTCTGGTAACATCCACTTTATTGATTCATCAAAAACTCCTTGTAAGATTATTCTAATGATATAACTATCATTTGTTCTAAGGGCTTCTACTTTTTCTTTTGTTCTTCTCAGTTTACCAATTTTTTCTAGTACTTCATAAGTAGAGGTCTGCATTTATAACTCCATTAAAATTCAGAAATATTTTCAGTTAAATTTTTAAGTTTTTTATCAATAAAATAACTCATCATTTTCGATCTATCATTCGTTTGGTTATTATTTTGTTCATCATCAATTTTTTCGATTATATTATCAGGTATATAGTTCAAATCTATTAGTCTTTTATTTCTTTCATAATTTTTACCAATTTCATTTTCAATAGAACTAGCATCAAGTGATAGATAATAATCTAATCTTTTTCTTGTCATCGGCCTTTGTCTTTTGCCAATGACAAACGTATCATCGCTTGATAGTACATTGGGAATACCATCAGTCGAATCTCCTTTTAAAATATGTTCATGTAGATATGTTTTAGGATCTTTATTAGAAATCCACCGTTTTCTCACAGGATCATATTGTTTTACTTTATTAGTATGTAATTGAATAAAATCTTTGTCTGCTGAGAGAATCAGAATATCATTTCCTTTATTCTGTTTAACTAAGGTTGCAATTATATCATCAGCCTCAGCACCTTCACATTTAAGAACTTTATATGGAAGAAATTCCTTAATTTCTTGTATAATATTGTTTATAAATTCAAAAATAGTTTTCCAATCTAATTCTGAATTTTCCCTATTCTTCTTCCTAGATCTTTTATAATATGGAAAATGTTTATATCTCCAACAATTTGGACCATCACAACATAGAACCATTTTACCGTATTCATTTTTAAATTTCATATTATATGATCTCAAAGAATTTAAAATCATATGTCTTACCATATTTTCTTCTAATTTTGCATTGGTATGGTTGCCGATTTGCATCATTAAATTGGATAGTATTACTTGGCTTGTATCAACAATAATCATGATCTTATTGGATATTTATATCCTCTCCTATTTTATCAGTGTCAAATTCTAAATCTAATTTTTTAGTCAGAGCATATTCATCAGAGAACTCTTCCTTCTCAAAGACTTTTTCTGCTAAATTTTGAAAAGGATGGGATACATCATAATATTTACAAAGTAAAGATCTCAATGATTCAACTATCAAGTTAATATCCTTTACATCATCTTCTTCAATTGAATCCGAAGGAGGAAATCCCGCTAGATCAATATTATTAAATATTGATGGCAATATAATCATCAATGCTTCGTTAATATGATTAACCTTTATGTCTAGAATATTTGATGATAGTATTTTTTCATCAAATTCTTCATTTTTTTGTATATTTTCTTTTGGGAATGGGATGACGTTACTCTCTTCTGACATATATTATTATATTCCTTATTGTTTGTTTTGTCAAGAACTATTCGTAACTCATAATTTTAGTGCCTTCATCATAAAATCTAAAAGGGAAAATCTTACAGTTTGTTTTATTTTTAAGACTGTTAATAACACACTCTCTCTTATCTTCTTTAACATAAAAAACAAAGAAACCCCCACCTCCAGCTCCTAATATTTTTCCCCCTATAGCACCTGATTCTTTTGCTATATTATAGATATTATCTAAGTAATCTTCTGTGATATCACTAACAATCTGTCTTTTATTTATCCAAGATTGATGTAAAAGATCTCCAAATGAGTCCAAATCGTCAGATAAAATATAATTTAATCCTTCAAATGCTAAATCTCTATTCTGTCTAACTTTGTTAAATTTTACATCATCCATCATAGCAACAGACTGTTTTTGAAGAAAATCATTACCAATTCTACCTTTACCACTATGAACCAATAAAAGATTATCGTTTAATTTTGATAAATTTTCACTTTTTATTTTTTTAACATCTACAGTTTGATTATTGTAAAATTTTAATAAATTAAACCCACCATAAGAAGCAGCATATTGATCTTGTTTTCCTACAGGATAACCACATTTGTCCATTTCAATATCACAAGCAAACTTAGCTATTAATTCTTTCGATGCACCAATATCATTTAACTTAAATAGACTATTTACGAGACCTACAGTAAAAGCTGAAGAAGAACCGAGTCCTGAACCATTTGAAAAAATATCTGATAAAGAAGCTATCGTTATTTCAGAATCTATATTAAAAAGTTTCAACGACTCTCTTGAAATAATATGTTTCATATCTTCAATATTATCTGATTCGTCGACAATATCAAACATGGTTTTAATAGGAAGATTTGGTGTTTTTCTCACAATAACATGGATAAATTTATCTATTGTTACTGAAAGAGCAGCACCATCTTCTCTCTTATAGAATGTGGGGGTATCACTACCACCACTAAAGAAACTAATTCTTAAAGGGGTCTTAGAAACTATCATTTTGAATCATATACAAATACTTCTGAAGGTTTACCCCTTGAATCATTTTCTTTATATTCTTCAAGAAGACCCTTCATCATAAGTTCCCACATACCTTTAATTCTTTGAATACTATAACGTGAATCTACATATGTTTTGTTAAAGTTACTCATATCTTTATGATTATTACTTTTAACAAACTCAATAGCAGCATTCAGATGATTAACAAATACATTTGCGTGTTTACTTTTATCATTGTCGCCTTGATACATAATATTCAAAGAACCTGATGTTTCTGCCAATGCACCATAATTTGGATGGACACAAATAAGACCTGCCG